CTCTATCAATCAAAGTATTTTCAAGTATCATATTATCCCATAGTAGGTTGATCAGGTTTGTTATCCTTCTGTTTTTTATGCCGCTCTTTCCCTGGATGCGGATGAATGTTCTTTCTGCTCTGTCAATCGAAGGAGCTAGTAACTGCAAAGCTTTAGCTTCTCCATGTTGAGTGTACTCATATTTAAACTTCTTCATTATCTTCTCCCTGTGATTGTGTTTCTTTTCTGCCGTTCCATTCCATCTCTTCTTGATGTTCGATATGGTCTAGTTCCTCGAGTAGTCTATCTCTTTCGATCTGTAGATATGCATACCTTGCTATGCTGTGTAGCCTGAGTATCTCGCTCGGATTTGTTGGTGGTGTCGGGTTGTCTTTTAAAAACCTATCGAGCAGGTTGTATAAGGTTGTGTTCATGGTTGAATCTCCTTGTTGTTTGTCCATTGTTGTGCCATTGCTTCTGCAATTCCTTTGTATGTTTTACTTCTTAGCGTAGCTCTGTCTTTGCTAGGGCCGAGCTTCCATATCCTTTGCTCCCTACCTGATACGATGTCGGTAGCCTTGAGCTTTGGTAGTCCTTGCAACCATAAGCAAGTCTTCTTTGTTTCACCATGTCCAAACATCCAAGGTTGTATGATCTGAGTAGGTTTCTTTATATTGGAACTGATAATCGATACTGGATTCTCGATAGCGATTTGTTTTATAGGTGCATCCATTAGCTTCTTCACAAAATCCAGGGCTTCTCTTTGCTTCCTTGCTCTGTCTTGGTTGATGCTTTTGTCATGGTTGTACATCCATCTCGCTCCTGATACAGCGAGGTAGGTGCAGGGAGGAAAAGCAATCATCATGTCATACTTGCCTGAGTATGCTTCTTTCAATGCACAGCCTTTTATGTGCCACTCAGGATGCGAGCCTGATGTTTCTTTTATGTCGCATGAGTACGCCTCATGTCCTAGCTTGCGTAGCTCAGTGCAAACTGCTTGGCTTTCTTCACACGCTACAAGTATTCTTAATTTTTTCATGGTTGATTCTCCTTAGAATGGAATGGGTTTCTCTTCTTTCTTTGGTGGTGGCTGTTCACGTACAAGCTCAGTAATACATGAGAGTTTTACCTCGTCTGATAGATGGGGGTTAGCTATGATGTATCGGATGCATTCCTTGATACCTTCGACTGCTTCTTCGAGGTATATTCCGAAATCAATCATGCTTTGATTATGATCCTCTTGTTGTTCTGTGTATAGTTCTTTCATTCTACCCATTGCTATCACCTCTTATTGTTAGGTTATCTCTTATCCAATTCAGAAGTTCATCTTCTTCTTTTGGTTCTTCTTTTCCTCTGAACACATGATCGATTATCTCTTGTGTTGCTGTTCTTGATAGGTCTTTCTTCAGTTCGAGCCACTCAATAACTTGAGCTTTTGAATAGCCTCGTTGTTGTTTTTCTGCTGCAAATTCTATGCAGTCAATAATGTATTTTATACTCATGATTGTTTCTCCTTGTCTTCTATAGAGTCTTCTATAGAGTCTTCTATATATTCTTTCGCAGCTCGTAACGTTGTTATGAATGGTCTATTGAATGCACTTTTTGAATGCACTCCTTCTATCTCATACAGGTAGCGTGTCGCTTCGTATACTCCAGACCTCCCGAATGGTTTTGGTATCGATACTCTGGTTGTAATGTCTGTTCTTTTTATGTTATGTTTCTTGTAGTTCATGGCTGTCCTCTCTATTGTATATGGTGTTCTTTGGTGTGCTTGTGATAGGATGAATCCTATTATGGTTTCTTTATCGTTCATGGTGTTTCTCCTCAGTCTATTAGACAAAATGATAATAAAATAAGTCCTGTTATTATGATATACATGGTTGCTCCCTAGTGATTTATAAATCCGATTACTTTGAATTTGCTTTTGTGTTGATTGCCTTCGCTACATAGTCCGCAGGTGTTGCATGTTATTTTGTTACGTGGCGTGACATCAGGGTTGATCCGTTGTTGGGTCTGCTCTGGACAAACGATTCCTTTGTTACCTGCTGGTGTTATGAATGTTTTATAGTCCGTGTCTTTGGAAAGTATAACGGTTGATCGCCAACCTGAATCGATGGCCTTGTCGGCTTGTTCCATGGTAAAGTTAGATGCAAGTACCCACTTTTTGAGGTACTCTTTCCCTTTCCTTTTCCATCCTGCTGTATATCCCATGGGTTTTAAGTTGTACTTTTCACCCGTCAAAACTATCTCTTTCATTTGTTCATGAGAGAGAGCAGAACAATCTCCGATAGACGACAGTCTAAACACTCTTGCTGTTCGAGCAGACATTCTAAATCCATTCTCTAAAGAATAGTCCTCGATAGTTCGAGTCCCTTTATCTATTGCTCTTCGAATAGATTTTGTAGCCCATGATACGGGGCCGTTATGTGCATAGCACGGGGATTTTATACCTAGTTTTTTATACTCACCACTACCGCCTAGTTTTTCAGGGAGTACAGCACAACCAGAATCGATACAGGATTGCAGTGTTTCTGCTGCGGTTTGCCCAACTATGATAGTAGGAACGTTACCTGTTTTTTTGTTACGGGTAGTAGACTGTACAAGTATCCCTGTTTTTTTAAGCAGTTTATTTATTGATTGTAAATTTATTTTCGAGCTGTTTAATAGTGTCATGGTTTTATCTCTGTTTTTTGTTGTTGGTTTGTTGTTGGTTATTGGTTATCCATAGCTTTTCGATACTCTCGTATAGACTCTTGCGTATCTAGTACTGCATCCAAAGCTGAACACCATGCGCAAGCTGAATCGATCAGGTCGCCAGCTCTTACTTCATTGACAGTTATGTCCCATGTTTCTTCAGAGTCTACTGTAGTAGTATAAACGATTGTATCGATAGGTAGTTCGATTGTGCTGTGAGTAGTCAAATTGTATATTCTTTTGGTAGGTGTATCGCTCATGTTTTCTCTCTTGTTATTGTTTACTGTTTTATTTTGTGAGGATAATTTATCTCACTCAACCAATATACACATATCAATATAATTATGTCAAGCGAATAATTTAAAATAAATCTAAGCTTTTTTACAAACCGACGTTTAAAGGTGCTACAGGGCAGTTTTTCCAGGGAAAATATAGGTCCAAAATATATATAAATTGTTTTCATCGAGATTATAATAGTGTTCATCGAGATTATCTTTTTGTGTCTAGTTGTGTCATTTATAGGATGAACAGGGATGAACAGAGGTGAACAGAGGTGAACAGTAAAACAGTGATAGAGGTGTATAGAATAGAGGGTTGTGTCGAATTCACTGTTCTTAGTGAATTTAAAAGTTCTCCAGAATCCGACCGCTACTATGGAATAGGCTTCTTTTTCCAATTAGTTTTAAGAAGGGATGAACAGTAACACACAAAAATAAATAAAAAAAGTTCTTGACAGTAGAATGTTATTCATATAGAATAACTCATATCAACAAGCCACAAAAAAATAGGAGAAAAATATAGGGGAAAATATAAGAGAAACTAGAAACATCATTACAGGATAGACAAGCCTTTCAAGACAGGCCAAAAGGAGGAGGCATAAAGTTTTTTTATATAGATAGGGGCCCCCCCCAAGGCCGAGAATTGGAATTTCTGTACACCCCGAAAAATATCTAGTTGTCATTTTGAGATTTTGGCCTTTCCCGATTATGATAAGAATAGCTAGGAGATTGCATGAGTCAGAAACATCAGACGTTCATAATAAAGATGGAGCCAGTAGCGAAGGGTAGACCTCGATTTACTCGGACAGGTAGGGCGTATACCCCGAAGAAAACAAGAGAAGCTTCGAAGCAACTCGTCGAGTTGTTGGTAGAGCAGAGGGGAGAGTCTATTGAGAAGGGAGTACCGCTTGGAGTGTACATGCGTTTTTATTGCAAGCGTCCGAAAAGGCTTAAGAAGGGTGATGCTGTTTTAAAATTAACGAAGCCAGACGTAGATAATTATATTAAGTTAGTATTAGATGCATGTAATGATGCGTTGATATGGCATGATGACAGTCAGGTCGTTGAAGTGTTGGCACAGAAATGGTATTGTGCAGATTACCAGGAACCCCAAATACAGATTCAGGTGAGTGAGATATGAAGATAACGAACAGACATAAACGTGCGGCCTTTCTTTTAGCGCAAGGAGTTTTGACCGCAGGTGCAATAGCGGAAGAGTTGGGTGTTACAAGGCAAGCAATTGTTAAGTGGAAGCGTGACCCTGACTTTAAGAAATTGTTGGATGCTAGTTTCGAGCCATTCATTGATACAGGTTTGAAAGAGAAGCAGTTGTTAGAGGTTGCTTACAATACGTTGGCGAAGGTTATGAAGAGTGGGCAGAATGAAGCTGCGAGAGTTAGTGCTGCGAAGTATGCGATTGAGAAGTTTCGACCGAAGAAGGACAATGCTCGATACAAGCCAGCAGACCATTCTGAAATCTCGAACATTCTTAAGATTGTTTCTAAGAAGTGAGAGATGTATACGTCACGTCGACGGTTCCTCGAAAGCACCGTAAACAAATAAGAGATGTGCTTTTAGACCCTATAAAATTTTTTAGACTCTTGCGTGTGCAGGATAAATATAGTGGGGCTTACAAAAGTTTCGATCTGTACCCAGAGCAAGAAGAGTTACTGGTTCAGATTCAGGACAAGAAGAAGATAATCGTTATCAAGCCAAGGCAGATTGGCATCTCGACATTGTTGAGAGCGTATGCTTTTTGGCGTACCTATACTTCCAAGCATCCTATTAAGTATGGTGTTCTTTCTTTCCATGACAGGTCGGCGAAACATTTGCGTAAAATGGACAACAACTTTTTGAATGGATTGCCCGATATGCTACGTAGAACGTGCAGTATCGACAACTCAACAGATTTAATCTTCGATGATACGCAAGCAGGTTTAAGTTCGTACACTGCTCGAAGTTCGGGTGGTACTCGTTCCTTCACTTTGAACTCAGCGCATTTGTCAGAGTTTGCTTTTTATCCCGACCAAGAAGAAGTTCTTGCACAAGTTAGTGCTACTGTGGGCAAAGGTCAGATTGTGATAGAGTCTACTCCGAACACTGTAGGGGATGTTTTTCACAGGTTGTGTACAGAAGCTCCTGAAAATGGGTGGACTCTCGTAACCTTCTGGTGGTGGCAACATCAAAATTATCGGTTGCCTGCTCCCACTGACATGGTGTACTCAGAAGAAGAGGAAAAGCTTAAGGCTTTGTATGGACTCGATGATGAACAGATTCAATGGAGGCGAGAACAAGTTGCCACTGTTGGGTTGGAAAAGTTTAAGCGTGAGTATCCAGGTTCGATTGACGATGCGTTTTGTTTTGGAAGTGCTGCATACTTCGACCCTGATGCTCTGGATATGATAGAGCCTATTCACTTTAACTCAAATGATAGAGTCTACGAAGATGTTTCTCCTGAAGATGTATATGCAATTGGAGTTGACACAGCAGGTGGGGTTGGTGGTGATTACAGTTGTATATGTGTGGTATCTCTTGCGTCCAGAGAAGTAGTATATCAATATCGATGCAATACTGTTTCGCCTGTCGAGTTCAGCGAAAAGGTTATGATGATTGGCATGAAGTACAACGATGCTATGTTGCTATGCGAAAGTAACAATCATGGGCATGTTGTGATACACAGGTTGGAGGAACTAGGTTACAAAAATTTGTGGTATAGTGCTGAAGGAAAGCACTGGACTACAAGTGCAAAGTCAAAGATTGAAGCCTACGAGATTTTGAGAGAAATGATTTCTGCCAACATGCTAACAAGACTAGACATGGCTACACTTATGGAGCTGAGAAGTATGACCATATTTAAGGTTGCACCTGAAGCTCCACAAGGATTACATGATGACTTGGCAGATTCCATGGCACTGGCTTATAGGTGTGCAAGAGATATACCAAGCTATGTTGTCCGTAATGCAAAACAAGGTTTGATGGATAAACTAATTAGTAAGACCAAAGCTAAGAGGATACGACTAATGAGGATGCCATATAGGAGCGCAGAATGAAACCCAAAGTAGTGGAAGCATTATTCCGAAGACATGAGATGTACTGGGATGACCAGAAAGCAGAACTTAGAAAACTTCGATCTGCATACATGACTCGATACTGGGATAAGACCTATGCTTCAGACCAGGTACTGATAGAAACAACAAGAGCCTATGAATATATCGAAGGGTATATTGCATCTCTATACTCTCGTAACCCAGCCGTTGTAACAAAAGGAGATGTTCGAGGTAAAGGTGATTCCAATAAAGTACAAGCTTTGAGTAATGCTTTTCTAGATAAGATAAGAACTCAGATTGAAGATGTATCTCGATTGGCTTTGATTTATCCTTGTGCGTTTTTAAAGCTGTATGCTACTGCACATCCAGACCCTTTTAAAAGAGTTGGTGTTTCTGCTGTCGCTTGTTGGGATATAATCGTTGATACAGATGCACCTGCATGGCTACAACAAAAATACGTAGGTCATCGCTACCACTTGACCATCGAGGAAGCGAAGGAAAAGTACGGTAATAAAAAGTATACGACCCATCAACTGGTACGTTTTCTGGATTCCGATACTGAAGATAGCAATGCTCCATATCTAGGTATGAATCTGAACCCTGCACAAGAAGCACAGAATGAAGTAGATAGCCCGTTTGAATATATACAGGTAGTTGAGTTCTACGATTTGGTAGAAAATAAAATGTATGTATGGAGTCCTGACTACAAGAATGGAGAGAAGTGGCTGTACGATGGTGTTGAAATAGAGATTGGAGATGGAGAAGAGTCTGAAACCCAGAAGTTTGATAAGATACCTTTTGTGGATTCAGCTAACAATCCGCTTGCTCCTATTGTTCCATTGTTCTTTTCTCGTCAACCAGACCTTCCACTTCGAGGTTACTCTGCTCTGAGAAGAGTCTATAGTCAAGTTGAAGAAACAAACATTATCCGTACCTATCAATCTACTATGGTTCGCAGATCTGCAAGACAATGGATTGTAAAAAAAGGTGTGTTCACTGATGAGGATATGGCAAAGCTTGCACTTGGAGCGGATGGTGAATACATCGAAGCAGAACTTTCTCCTTCACAGAATCTGACAGGTTCGATACAACCTGTTCCACATACTGCTGTTCCACATGAACTTGAAACCTACGCTCGACAAGTCAATGATGACTTTCAAAGAGGTTCGGTTCTTGCTCCATTTACAAGAGGTGAAGCTACCAGAGCAACTGCAACAGAGATTACTGCACTTGCATCATACTCTTCATCGGAGATTGGAAGACTCGCAAGAGAGCGAGATGCTATGATTGAGTATGCAAGCTCGGTATATATTGCCATGATGAAGATATTTCTCGAAGATGAACCTGATGTTGTTGTCATAAATGGTTCTCCCCAGGTAGTCCGATCATCCGATTTGGATGGTGACTTTTCATTCTATGCTCTCGATGCAGGTGCGACTCCCGTATCAGAGGCGGTAAAGAAACAAGACTTCCTTCAATCGATTCAACTTTTAATCGAACTTGGTGTACCACAACAAAAAGTTCTACAAGAACTTGTACGAAAGCTCGACTTACCAGAAGATTTTCTTGAAACAAACCTACAAGGTATTCAAGATTTAGCACAACCACAACAACCCCCATCCGCTACAGCAGGTATTGAACAAGGTCAACAAGGTTCTCCCCAAGCTGTCGCAGAAGTTTTATAGGAGATTATAATGTCGATACCTCAAGATTTAGCCATGGAAGCTGACGCTATTGGCGCAGGAATGGAACAAGCAGAAGCACAAGGAATGCAAATGATGGCTCCACAAGGCCAGTTTTCTGCACTCGCATTGAATGCACTTGTTGCTCAAGTCAATGAAATACTTACGATGATTGGTGGTCAACAGCCATATCCAGAGTTCGCAGAAGACATTACTGTCTTTCCAATGGAGTTTGTACAAGTACTTATGGGTATTATGTCTGTCGCAGAGGAAGCAGGTATACCTGTCGAGATGAGTTTGGCTGATGTAATCTCAGATAATGAAGTTGCAAAGTTGTCGGCATTGTTGGGCAGAGTTGCCAAAGCTGAAGAGTTTATGGCCTTCCTTGAACAAGCAGAAGCTCCAGTTGAAGAAGAAGAGGTTATAACAGAAGAAGTTGTCGAAACTCCAGAAGGTGAAGTTGAGATGACAGACGAAGAACTTTTTGCCAGTAGGATGGGATAATATGTCAGAAGAAAATAACGTAGGTTCAGAGAACCAAGAAGTAGAGTCAACCACTGAGGACACCCAAGAGGTCTCAGATAATACAGGTTCTAAGCCGTCTTTGGACAGATACAAAGATGATTACGACCAACAGATCGATGCAATACTTGCTCGACACGAAGCAGATAAGAACAACGAACCTCCACCAGAACCTGAAAGTTTACGTGAAGGAGAGTCCTGGGATAATCTATTCGAGCAAGCTGACCCGAAAAGTCAACGAGCTATGCAACAACTTCGAGCAGATTACACTCGTAAGACGCAAGAACTTGCAAGCCAACGAAAAGAAATTGCAGAACAAAAGACAAAACTTGAAAGCTTGAAGATGTCACTTGAAGATAACGCCGCATACAAGGCGATACAATCAGCTGCGGAAGCTGATGCAGGTGACTTTGACCCTTATGATACTCAATCATTCGAGCGTTACGTTAATAAAATAGTTGCTGAAAGATTACAATCTGTTTTGCAACCAATGGCTGAACAGCAAATGAAAGCTACAGCTAAGGCCAAAGTTCAAGGCTTTATGAATGAACACCCAGAACTACAAACTGATGACGTTTTTAAATCTGAAGTGAAAGAAACCTTGTTGAAAAACACAGGGCTTACACTACAAGATGCCTTTTGGATTGTAAAAGGAAGACGTTCTCATTCTGTTTCAGAGCGTAAACAAATGGAACAAATCGCTTTTCAAAAGGCTGCAAAGGCATCAGGACTGAAAGTTGGCATGGGTCAAAAGAAAGGAATGACAATGCCAAAGAACGCAACTTCAATGAAGGCCAATGACTTGTACCAACATTTATTGAAGCAGAAGAAGTAAATATGTTATAAAGTTATTATGTCGCAAGTGGATTCCCCGAAAGGATACGTTGACACTACTCCCCTCACTAGGATACGAGAGCGATAAGAAACCCTAACGTAGGAGGCTAAAATGCCTATACAACCCGATATACTCGCATCGACCCTGCGTATCTTAAAAGATCGTGAGGTAGATAATACATTTAAAAACATTCCATTGCTTGATGCTATTCGAGCGCATGGTGCTGTAATTGAAAGTGATGGAGGAAGTAAAGTAAACTGTCCTGCAATCATGACCGAACACAGTATGATTACTCAACTATCTAGTGGATATGAATCTGTAAACCTTTCTGTAAAAGACCCTTTGCGTCAAACAGAATACAACTGGTGTGACTTTGTTGCTCCTGTAGTTATCACTGAAAAAGAACAACTTTCCAACAAAGGCGATAGAGCCATCATCAACATTGCTGAAGCTCGACTTAAGTCTGTTATGGGAATGTTGCAACGTGAGTTCTGTCAACAAACTGTTCGAGGTAACTCAACTGTACTTACTGAACTTCAAACTTTATCACCGCTTGTTTTGGGTGGTTGGTTTGGCTGTCAGCCATTTGGTAACCAAACTGGCTTTGTAGGTGGTTTAGATAAAGCTGTTTATTCAACTACATTCCAAAACCAATACATTGATTGTCCTTCAGCTTTTCCAGCTATCACAGACCAATCGACTCGACTCTTTAGAGCTATGAGTAAGTTGTACATTGATACTCAGGTATATGCTCCAGAAGGCGAAGTTGACATTATTCTTATGTCACCTCGATGCTATGAGCTTTATAAGAACTCATTGTTCAATCAAGAGCGTTATACATCTTTGCAAGAGCAAAGAGATATGGCAGG